GTGTGCTGTTCGGCGGAGCATTCCTATATCATTCAGCCAGCAAAGACACAGCTATGGTTGACTCACTGAGCAAAGACTGTCCCAATGATTGGATCGAGCGTAAAGTTTACTCCGCCCACAGCCGCCTGGGGATTCTGTTGATGTTGGTCATAGACCTTGTTCTCTTTGGCCCGTGGGGACTAGTGGTGTGGGGTATTCAAATGATATGGATTCCGTTTTTCGCCGCCGGGGTCGTCAACGGCTTAAGTCATTGGTGGGGATATCGCAACACTGATACCAAAGATACCAGTCGCAATTTGATACCTTGGGCCGTGTGGATCGGCGGCGAAGAGTTGCACAACAATCATCATGCCGACGGTGCCAATGCCAAGTTCAGCCAGAAGTGGTGGGAGTTTGATCTAGGCTGGATGTACATCTGCATACTAAGATTTTTTAAATTAGCAACAGTTAGATAAAGAAAAAGCAGCCCGGAGGCCGCTTTTCTTTTACTACTAAAGGTATATTGCTCTACGAGCGTAATATTATTTCTTCACGCCGGCGTTAACAAATGAATACATCTTTTCGGCGGTCTCTAGTACTTTATCTAAACCTGGAAACTCAGGCATACCGACTTTAGTAACGATCTGACCAGTCTTCTCATCACGATTAGCGGTCATTTCCCAACCTGCGAATTTAGCTTGGAAATCATCTTGTACAAGGCTTTTTGCCATTCCTAAGATGTCTGTGCGGATTTCATATCCGTTCTTGTTGAATTTTACTTCTGGTAGTTTTGGTGCTGTGAAAATTTCTGACATTGTGATTCTCCTGTGTGTTAATGTCTGTGTCTAGCAGCTACTTCTATTTCGCTGTTAGTTTATTATATAGCCTTAATTTAAAAAAACAAGCTATTTCTTGAACTGTTTTACTCGTTCTTTGATTACGGCAATCACTGGGTCTGCTAACACAACTTCGTAGTGATTGTAGTCCATAGATACCAGTTCCATATCTTCGTGATGTTTCTGGCTGGCAATGGTCACCACACCGTCATTGGCAGCAAGGATAAATGGACTCTGCCCTTTCACCGTGACTATGTTGGTCCATGGGTGTTGTATCTTGATCTTTTTGGCCTGCTTCATTGCCCAACTGCTGGGTCCTATGTCACGCATCAAACGACTGAATGGTAGGAAATACTGTGCATAATCCGCAACTTCAGCGCCACCATAGGGTGTGCTTAGAGTGACTGCACCTTTCACGGCATGCGGAATGGCAGCAGCAATGTGTAGAGCATAGATGCCTCCTAGACTGTGTGCTATGAATGCTAGATCTTTGGCATCAGTTAATTGATTCAACATGTCTGTGAGATTGTTTTCAAACCCGTTGCGACTGTCATAGTTGAGATCAATCCCGGATCCCAACTTGCTTCTAATGTAATTGAAGCTTTCGCTAGTGGCATTGGCACCGTGTATGTAAACTAGATTCATAGCTGTCTGTGATTCTGATCAAACTGTCTTTGTAACTGTTCTAGTTGAGATATGCTATCGATGCTGTGATTTGACAGATATACTTTGAATCGACTTTCATAAGTATCGCTTTGAAACATATTTCGCAGCTTTTCGGCCATACAGGAGATTGAAGTTAATAATGATTTCATAAGTGTAAGTGTATGATGTATTTATCACTGCATGTGTGCGGTGCACAATAACTGTGGATGACATCAGTGAGAAATTCCTGTAAAATAGATTATATTTGAAATAAATACACAATGAAACTGAAAACTAGATCGATACTGCAAGAACTCAACGAAATAGCTGAAATCCGCAACAAAGATGAGCTGTTTGAAAGCCGTGCCACTAATATCATCAATTCAGCTATTAATCTGTTGGAAACACTGAAAAAACACTATACAGCAGAACAGGCAGATGAACTAGAACGCAGACTGCTGAATGCTATCCGTGGGCAAGATCCTGCCAAATTCACACGGGGCATACGCAAGATTGCGGAAAGCAAAAGAACCAAGAGACCGTTAAATGAATCAGAGTAAACTACTAGAAGGCGGTAATGTATTCAAAGGTGCTGACAAACAGCCTCTGACACAGCGCATTGCTACCGCAGATGTAGAAAGCACTGTGGACTACATTGAAAAGATCACAGGACTGGACTTTACCAAAGAGAAAGATCTAGACGACAAGAAGCCAGTGAAATGGTTGGGCACCACTGGGCGCAAAGAAGATCCAGATGGCACATTTGAGCGCAACAGTTCGGGCGATCTAGACCTCAGTGTGGATGCCAATGAAGTAGACAAAAGAACCTTTGCCGACAAGTTGATATCACAGTTTGGCAAAGAGAACATTAAATTAAGCGGCGACAACGTGCATTGGAAGGTGCCTATTAACGGTGACCCTGTCAATGGATTTGTACAGGCTGACTTTATGTTCTCCGCCAATCCCAAGTTCCAACAAGGATCAATGATCGCCGGTGGCGGAGAGTATCGTGGTGAACACCGCCACATTATACTAAGTTCCATAGCCAGAGCCAAGAACATGAAGTACAGTCCCAAGCACGGGATATTGAATCCACAAACAGATGAACTACTGCCTAACGGCAATGACTGGAATCAAATTGCCAAAGAACTACTAGGACAGACTGCCACAGTCAAAGACATTCGTTCAGTTGATGCTATCCTTACATATATTAAAAAACTGCCTAACTATGAAGAATTAGTTGCAGGTGCCCGTGAAACCTTAGGCAAGCAGGGCATAGAGTTGCCTAAGGCCAATCAAATAGAAAGCTACCAACCAGGAACTATCGGTTGGATGCGCCAGCTCATAGATATCGTAAAATGAGATACTGGGAACTGCTAACAGAAGATGAAGCACCTCCTGCTAAGAAAGTAGGTAGAGAATTCAATCACCTCGAAGATCTAGTGTTCACTGAAACCAACGGTGCTCAACGTGCCATACAGATACTCAAAGACCTGGCCAAACCAGAAAGCAAGATATCTATCAAGTGGGACGGCAATCCTACTATATACTGGGGACGTGACGATGATGGCACATTCCGTATGGTGGGCAAGAACAATTGGGGACGTGAAGAAGGCAAGAGTTCTAGTCCAGATGAATTAAAATCATTTATCATGAGTCGTGGCAAAGGTGAAGATTGGCGTGAGAAGTTTGCCTCAGACATGGCAGCACTGTGGCCTATCTTTGAAGCAGGCACTCCCAAAGACTTCCGTGGATACGTCTACGGTGACATGTTGTTTCATCCAGGCAAGCCATACCAAAGCGGGAACGGTAACATTATATTCACTCCTAATCAGACCACCTACGAAGTCAAAGCAGTCAGCGACATCGGTGTGAAATTAGGCAAGAGCAAGATCGCAGTGGCTGCACACAAACAGTTCAGCTACTGGGGCGACAAAACCGGTGAGGACATAGATAATGTTGACATGCTGAATGCCAACCCCAGTCTTGTGGTATTTGGCTTGACCTATGTCAGCTATCGTCCTGCAGTCAACGCAGACAATCTAGGACGCATAGAATCCCTGGCTAAAAATCAACAGGCTATTAATAAGTTTTTGGCACCTATAGCAGGCATGGGCTATCTGCAAAGTGAGCTGTATACCTTTGTAAACACACAGAGCAAATCCAAGCAGTTGGATAATTTAAACTCAGAAGCTTTCATGCAGTTTCTACAGAAAACACCTGCCAAAGCGCAAAAGATCGCAGCACACAATCAGTCCAATCCAGGAGTAATGGATATGATGTTTGAACTAGTGCAGGAAATCATGGCAGCTAAAAATGAAGTCATTGCAGAACTAGATGCTGCCAAGGGTGACATATCTGCACACACAGGCGGCAAGCCCGGTGGTGAGGGATATGTAGCGGGCGGGAGCAAGCTGGTGCCACGTGATCGCTGGACTCCATTCCGCAGCGATTAATCGCTCAAAACCCCTGATTTTTCCAATCCAATATAAATACTTGCATAGGAATCAAGGTGGTTCCTAAATTGCCGGCCTCTGAGCGAGGTCATTGATCAAGGAGAATTTATCATGGCAGACATTTCAACAGTAGCACAAATTTATGACAACGCTGGTGCAGAAATCACAGCAGCTCGCGTGGGTGCAAACGCATTCAAATTTGTTGATCCAGCATCACAGTTTGGTACACGTAAAATCCGTTTCGTTAAGATTGTTAACGGCGGTGATTTGACAAGTGGCGACTTCACTACTAACAAAGCAAACTCTAACAGCAACCTAGCAAAAGCAGTTCGTTGCGCTCAAAACTACGGTGAACTAATTGTAGTTGGTACACCATCAGCAACTGGTGTAATCGTTGGTTACTCAGACGACACAGTCAACGACGGTTCAACAGCAAGCCCATCAGTATCTGACGCATCTTATCAGAAACTAGAAGCTGAACTTACAGCAGCAGTTGGTGGTACACACACTGTGACCACAGTAGTACCAACAGGTATCACATTCGCTTAATTTAAATTAAGTTTATTCTCAGGGATGGGAAGCACTAAAGCGCCGCAAGGCGCTTTTTTGTTGGCTATATAATCTATGCTTAAATAACAGCATATTATGCCAAGATATCAAATCATCACCCTAGTCGACATCACCAGAACTAATCCTTCGAGATCCGAAACTGATCATGTCAAGCTGTCACAGCAGGCTAATTTCAACTCACTGATACAGGCTATAGGCATGCGATCAAATGTCACATGGGATCGTGATCCTACAGCAGAAATCAGCAGGGTCCCTAACCAGGATTTCAAGGCCGCACACTGGAACTGGGAATTTTTTGTAGAGCGAGAACAGGTGTTTCTCAAAGACCACGATCCAGTGGGATTATTAAAATCTGATCTAGACGGTGTGCCGATAGTAGCAGGATTGGGTGATTCTGTAGAGCTGGCCCCTGCTTGTTTTTTCTCACAAGGTGATAGGATCAATACCTGGATACGTGAAATAAGCTAGCAGTGATAAATAACTCACAAAGGCATTTTACACTAGGCATTGTTTTTTAGGCACATACCCGAAAGGGGCTTGACTTATATACCAAGGAGATGGGCAATGCCTACTGTTGCAGAGCGTGTGAGTGTTGTTGAAGTAAAGATCACTAATCTAGATGAAAAAATCGACGACATCAAGACTGATGTTAATGGTCTCGGAGTAGGTATAAATCATAGGCTTGACACCATGTACGATGCTTCTTGTGCTCAACATGCTGAGTTGGCCAAATCAATAAAAACCACCCATCAAGAATTAGATTCTAAAATCACTGAACTACAGCAGTTCAAGCAGAAATGGATGTACATGATTCTGGGTGGTATCGCAGTTTTAGGTTTTGTTTCTGGACATTTTGACACGATCGTAAAAGTCTTTCAATGAAATATGCGCAGTTAAATAAGGACCATAGGTCCTTTTTTTATGACTAATTTATCTAGAAAATTCGAACAGATTGTCAATCGCACATTGACCAGTGTCATACTGCCTGTGAAAACTGCTGAGGGCATATTGGTAGGTGATGTGTTGATAACCAGCCAGGGTTCAGCAAAAAACATCGTGAAATCCGGAGAGATCAAATATCAAGAGATATATCTAAATTCTGTAGCTATCAAGATAGCCGAACTGTTAATAGGCAAAAATCACAGTCAACAAGCGGACACATTGTACAGATTAGATCAGGAATACGGT